AAGCAGTTGAAGTGATAAAATGCCACTTCCAAACGCTGAAGCCCACTCGGGACGGGTGTACAAACTGCTTCAAACGGAATCGCTGGGCTCTCTCAATGCCATTGACGGTGCTGGGACGATGGCTCGAGTCGGATCACCCATCACAATCGAGCAGCTCAATGAGGACGAGCTGCGTCGTCTCGTGCTTGTCTTCCTCGCGCGCATAACAACCCAGCGCGAATGGGAGGGGCTATTTTGAGTCCGCTGCCTGATGCCGAGAAGAAATCCCCTCGTGTGTATACGCTGCTTCAGAACACCGACCTCGAGAACGTCACGTTCGCCACTGTGCAGAGCGTAGGGAACACAATATCCATCGAAGAGATGTCTGAAGACGAGCTGCGCCGCCTCGTTTTGGTGAATCTAGCCAGGTTGTGCGTCAAAGGTGAGTGGAACGGCCTCCTAGGGACTTGATTCGATGTCCCACGAGAGCCGTGAGGCGATCATAAGGGCCGAGGAACAACTGAAGCAACTAGGGAAAGAGCTCGAGCTAGATAGATACCTACGGGTCGACGACGATCCCTATCCCAGCAAGAGGGTGTTCAAGCTCCTCAAGAACGTCGACCTCGAGAACGTCACCTTCGCTAACGTCCAGAGCGCAGGCAACCCGATGCACATCGAGAAACTAAACCGCCAGGAGCTGTTCGACCTGTGCCTGGTCAACTTCGCCAGGTTGTGCGTCACCCAGGAGTGGGACGGATTGCTGACAGGCGGAGGCGGCGGCGGAGGTGGATATAATCTGGCTGTCGGTTCGTGGACGGGCTCCGATGGAGAAATGAATTCGTTTCCCCCAGCATCAATGTATTCGCGTGACAACGATATCGAGTCATTCGCCGACGGTTTGTTCCTGCTGCCGTTCCTTGCTCCTTCCTCGGAAACCGTGGATGCCTTTTCCATCCACCCCTTTGACACTGCTGCCGCTGGACCCATAGCGGGAATATACACGGCTAATTCAGACGGCACACCGAACGAGCTGCAGGTCAGCTGTCAATTTACAACTGCAATAGGAGAACAAACCCAAACATCACTGACAGGAAGTCTTGAGTTCACGAAGGGCGATTTGTACTTTCTTGCTTTCATTCCCGGCGATAACAGTCAAAGGTTCTACACAGTGAATATAGGGATTCTAGGGGCTTCGGTTGCGGTGTTCCCTCAAGAAGACCCGACCACAGGAGGCGGACTGGTTGTCAACAAGGTGGTGTGGTTTGATGCTGGGACAGCTTCGCTACCGGCTACCATCGATCCCGCCGACTTCACATTGGCGCTCAGCGACTTTCCAAATCTAGCATACAGGGTGAGTTAAGATGACAACGTGGGATGTGGTTCGTTATTTGCGGAATAAGTGGCTTGCCAAAACTGACTTTCACTTTCTCTCTGACAATAGCGGGTCAGATGAATTGAGGCTACATCGCCAATTTCTCCGTGATGTGCCACAAAATTTTGAAACGCCAGATGAAGCCCTTGTCGCTTTGGCCGACAACCAGGTGATGCCCGATGAGTGAGGAGACGTTCCCCGAGCTCGCGCAGCGCATGATGACCGACTACGGTTTCCCGTTCCTCCTGGGGTGGGTCCTCGGGATGGGGCTCGGCCAAGCTCTCTGGGATTCGATAACGGGGGTGATTTGAACGTCGAAGAGAGCTCCAAAAGAAGTCATCGAGTTTCGCATCAGTCTGCAGGACAAAGAGAGGGAGATGGCCGACCTCTTTCTCGGAGCTTATGCCTTCAATCAAATCACCACCCCCATTGTAGATCTGTTGAAGGACGTGACAGGGATGATTACCCTCTTCACTTTGATGGCCGCTTTGGGTCTCACTGGCATTTCCTTCAAATTCACTCCCGATGACGATTCCAGCCTCGAGAGTATCGTTGACAGTTTCTTCACTCAAAGAGAACAGGAGGCAATCGCCAGAGGACTAGAGCTCAGCACTATGGCTACGGGCAATCCCCTTTTCCGTCTGCTTCGGCAGTGGGGCGGCTTCGAGCTGTAATCGGCCCGCCCGGATTTGGGGCCGGGTCCGTGCGGGCCCTCCAACCCCCCCTCTAAGGGAGAGATAGACCATTATTGTCGCATGCTTCGGGCCTCTGGCCGCAGCAGAGGCAGATCGTCTCGACTTCGAGGATCTCGTCTACGACGTCGGAATAGTCGACCTCCATGTGCTCGCTGACCTCGAACCACTCTATCTTCTGGATGTCGTTCTCCTCGTCGGGGGTACGAAACCTATCCCAGCCGTTCCAGGAGTCGAACTCGATCGCCAGCCACTTGAAGAACTCGCTCGGTGTCATTCAGGCCACCACATGTTGTCGCATTGTGGGCAACCATAGACTTCCTTTGACCATCCCCAGTCCATAGGACCGATCATTGAGGGGTAGTTGCACTGGTCACACTTCATCTTTCAACTCTCCCCGGTTCCTCTGGCGGCATTCATGTCGCAGCGCATAGTGTGGCTCGTGATTCGGCCGTACAAGAAGTTTCCACAGTCGAGGTCGACCCCGACCCGACCAGTGACGGACTAGCTGCGTTCGGACTCGCTTGCCGCACTTGCGGCATCGACGCTGCAGAGTGATCGTGCCAGGGCGAGTCGCCCAGGTCCACCACGTCTCGCACTGCGGGCACTGCCAGAGTCCTTTCATCATGTTTCTTCTTCCTGAAAGTATCCATGTTTACCCAAAGCCTCTGAAAGGGACTTTACGTCCTCTCTGAGGGCTTTCAGCTCCGCAGTGCGGTTCTGGCATCGCCTATGGTCCTCAATCGTCTCAGACAGTATCCTAGAGCGTCGTTTCTTCGGCCATGACGCAAAAATGGCGTAAGCGGGTTCGGACAAGCTTGCAGAGATGCCGGGGCACATGATCCGACCCTGATAGGGGGGTGTTATTATTATTATCCCAAGAAGGTAAAGCGAAACAAGGCTCAATAACCGCGAACGGTAGTAGGGTGGGTGCGCGGGGTGAGAAATATAGAGGATAAAGGTAGGTTGATGGGCGGTGCACGGGCGGTAGAGATACCATGGTAGCCACTGAACTGGTCATTCTGGGCGTTCTCAACGTCCTCTGCCTGCTTTCGATCGCCCTTCTCGCCCTCTGGATGAGGAAAGAGCTCGAGGAATCGGTCGCTGAACTGGATTCCTCCCTCGCCATGGCGATTCAGAGCACCCTGGCTAAGCTCACCGGCGAAGGGATCGTGCCGTACGAGCCTCCGAACCCCTTGCAGGCTGCTCTGGCTCAATTCATCATGCAGAAAATGTCGACGATCGACGCAGTTGTTCAACACAAAGGCCCTGACGGGACGTTTCAGAAGACAATCGATGAGTTTCAGTAGGATTATTAGCCAGATTGTTCACTTTCACTTTCAATGGCACGCAGAAAGACGAAGCGTCGACGCTCGAGAAAGAAGTTCATCAATCTGTATGACATGGCGGTCGCCTACGGCAATCTGTCGATCATCACCATGGGAACTCTAGGCTCTGGACCTGTCGAGGCAGTCACTGGAGCGTACGACATCGGCTACACCAGGACGCAGGCCGATGTGGGCCTTGGCCGGGGATCGCAGATGCTCGCGCTCACTGGCGCCACGCAGATCAGCCTGGCGGACATCATGAACGCCCCGACTCTCAGCTTCCAGCAGATCATGGACAACGCCCAGGCAAACGCAGTGCCGATGCTGTTCGCAGCTACGACCTTCAATATCGGAGCTCGTATCTTCAAGAAAGTCATGCGCAGGCCATTCAGCCAGGCGAACAAGCTCATCAAGCCTCTTGGCCTCGATGTGAGGATTGGTTGATATGGCTTCAAACACAGTCACTGGAAACCTCGTCTGCTCTGATGGGACCAACATCCCGCTGAAGCTGGACACCACAGAGGGCACTGACACCTCGCTAACTACGGATACGGCTTACACGGTCGCAGCGCAGAACGTCGGCGACTTCGCTCCTGGCAAGACCGTGGTCTCTGGTCTGGTCAGTTGCGACAACGGCGTCGGGTACTGCTACATTCTCTCGCAGGGCCTGGTGGCTGCAATCGTTCCATGGTCGGTCAAAGGTGCTGTTACAGATGGATCACCTGCGCTCTGCCAACCTTACACCCTCAAGGCAGGTGACATCGTGAAGGTGATGAATAACACCGCCGCCGATCGTGAAGCTGCGATGGCCGTTTACACTGCTCGAGGAATCTCGAGGATCTTCCATGTCACCCCGACTGGTGGAGCTACGAACGAGCTAGTCGATCTCCAGACTGGCAACAGCATCGGCGATACTCTCCAGGGGGACCGGATCGTCAAGTGGTTCGGAACTTCCGTCGATGCCGCGAAGATTGAGACGCAGGGCTTCTTCGTTGTCGACGCCCTTGGCAACGTCATCGGCTCTTGTGCTGCTGGCTCGCCGATCGTCCAGCAACCCAGTTACTCCAGCACGAGTGTTGGCATCGCTCTGAACTACAAGGCCCAATTCCTAACCAACGCATGAGGTGAGGACTATGGCTAAGATGACGAAGGCCGCGGGTAGACGCCGACTGGGCGAAGTAGAGAGCAAAGCAAAGAAGCTCTTTCTTCGAGGATTCATCTCTACGAAAGACCTGGAGTCCATCACCAGGATAGTCACAACGCGCTCTAAGGCACTGAAGTGATGCGGATGCCACTGCCAGATGCCCCGGCGGAATCCCCGCGTGTGTACAAACTCCTCAAGAACACCGACCTCGAGAACGTCACCAACGCTGCAATCACATCCATAGGAGACCCTATCTCGATCGAGATGCTCAACGAGGACGAGCTGCGTCGACTTATCCTGGTCAATCTAGCTCGTCTGTCAGTCAAGGCAGAGTGGGATGGACTCCTCGGGTGATCACATGCCACTGCCAGACGCCAACAAGAGATCCCCCAGGGTCTACACCAACCTCCAGAACATCGATCTTGACACGGTGACGTTCGCCCAGGTGCAATCCACAGGCAACCCGATCGCCGTGGAGGAGATGAACGAGGACGAAAT